GTTCTTTAACAGAGTTCTATCAAGCGAAGGAATTCTCCTTCCTCATCCTTGTTCAGATAGCGTTCGCGTAATTCGGCAAGTCATGTATTGTTATTACAAATATGAAATGCCCTATTCCGTTGAGCAAGAACAAGACGTCCTCAATAGGTTCAAAAGAACCGAAGAGGAAATCTCGAACATGGCACAACGTTTCAACGAACTTGAAGCTGCTGTTGCCACTAGCTACGTCTCTCGTAAGACTGATCGTTCTGATCTTTCTACGGAAGAAATAGTTCGCGAGGCCCGTCAGATGCTTTCGCATCTTTTCAGGTCTTTTGATCCTAGCGACATTGTTCCTAGACACGGCCCAGGTGTTGTTGCTACCAAGCAACAACGTTCTGAGAAGTATCTTTGGAGCAATGTTTCTGCAAACATCACTTCGTGCTACCCGTTCGACGCGTATTTCTGCGCATCGTCAGGTCACGTTTGTGACTCTTATCGTGACTTTTCTAAAATCACTGATAAGGATCTTCCGGCCAAGGTTATCCTTGTTCCGAAAGATTCGCGCGGACCCCGACTCATATCCTGTGAACCCGTTGATTATCAATGGATCCAACAAGGTATGATGAGGAGTCTTGTTCGTTTAGTGGAGTCCCACCCTCTTACTAAAGAGCGTGTAAACTTCACAGATCAATCCCTAAACCAATTCTACGCTCTAGTGAGCAGTAAATATGGAAGGTATGCGACCCTTGACCTTAATGAGGCCAGTGATCGAGTAAGCGTTGATCTAGTTCGCCTACTATTCCCTGAGAACGTTTATACGTATCTCATGGCTTGTAGGAGCTCATCGACAGTATTGCCGGACGGGGAGGTCTTACCTTTACGGAAATTTGCTCCAATGGGATCAGCTATCTGTTTCCCAGTGTTAGCACTTACCGTTTGGGTCCTCCTTGCCGCCGGCCTACCGAACGCTCACATCCGCAGGGATGTGATTGTGTATGGAGATGATGTCATTGTCCCAACGGCGCAAGCCGAGAGAGCAATGAGCATCCTCGAATCGTTTGGGTTGAAAATCAACCGCGATAAGAGTTGCACTAGTGGACTCTTTAGAGAGTCATGTGGCACAGATGCCTTCAACGGCGTCAACGTCACTCCTGTCCGTATTCGGACGGTCTGGACATCAGATCCCAGCCCGGATTCCTATACTTCTTACATCAGCTATGCTAATGATTTGAGGGATAGGCACTACTACGAGGCTTACGATTACATCGTAAGAGGATTGCACCATGTCTACGGTGCCATTCCTGACGAAAGCATGTCATTGACATGCCCAAGTCTACGCGTTGTAGCAGACAATAAGAAACCTTGTAAGCATAGGTGGAACAAGCACTTGCAAAAGCGCGAGTTCTACGTATATGATACAAAGTCACCGATACTCCAGGAAGAGATAGA